CTGTGTGAGATGCAGCATTGACAGAAGATGTAGCATTTACAAACCCAGTGATTGTAGTATTGCCAGCATCCAATGTTGTAATACCAGACGCTGCACCAGCTGCTACAAGTGATGAGATAGATAATGGTTGTCCATTAGTTGTCCAGCGATCGTTTGTTTCATCCCAAATGAATTGTACGTTTGCAGATGTACCACGCATAATCTCAAGACCGGCGTTTTCCGTAGGTGCAGCCGCTCCAAGATCAGCATTGAGGGTTACAATATTATCACCGACATCTAAAGTCGTCGTGTTGACATAAGTTCTTGTGCCAGATACAGTTAAGTTACCGCTAAGTGTCAGATCAACCGCGCTAAGAGTACCAGCATTAGTAATACTAAACGTATTCATATCTACGTTAGCATAGGCTGTTCCACCCCATGAACCTGTAAATCCAATAGGACCTTGAGCACCTTGCGCGCCAGTAGAACCAGTAAATCCAATCGGTCCTTGAGCACCAGTTGCGCCAGCAGAACCAGTAAAACCAATATTACCCTGCGAACCCTGCGCACCTACAGAACCAGTGAATCCTGTAGTTCCTTGTGAACCTGTAAAGCCAATTGGACCTTGTGCACCTTGTGCACCAGTAGAACCGGTAAATCCAATAGGACCTTGCGGGCCGGTCGCACCCTGTGGTCCTTGTGCACCTACAGAACCAGTAAAGCCGATTGGCCCTTGTGCACCAGTAGATCCTGTAAAACCAATTGGTCCTTGTGCACCTACAGAACCAGTAAAGCCGGTTGTGCCTCGTGATCCTGTAAATCCAATTGCACCTTGAGGTCCCTGAGCACCGATCGACCCAGTAAAGCCGGTTGTGCCTTGCGGGCCGGCCGAACCGGTATAACCTGGATTGTTTGACCAATATACTGCAGATCCGTTTGATACAAGACCTTGGCCAGCAGTACCTAAGCTGCCATTTGCATAGATTGAATTTGCATAGAGTGTATTTGCCTGGAAGTCGGCAATCTTAAAGCTGGCATTTGATGTGTCGATAAATGGTGAAGTGTCTGGCTCTGGAAGATAGCTATCAAAAACTTTGTATCGGCCATCGGTTGCATCACGGAAGAATCCGGTGTGATGATACGTACCGTCGTTATATCCGGCAGCAAAACCAATGTCTGGATTGATATCTGTCTTACCACGAGCAGTACCACCGGAAACATAAGTCGCCGTATTTGTATTTGCCACAGTAAAGTGTGTAGCATTTGCTGTAAGAATATTTGTGTAAGTTCCATTATAAGAACTTGGATCCACCGCAGTAACATATACATCCCAACCGGAAGCATAGTTATTATTGGCAGTGAATGTAACAACAGAACCGTTACCAGAAACGTTTGTAATTGTAGCAAGAACACCCTGGTTCAGGTACAACATACTATCAGTAATCGATAGGTTATTACCAGAGATACTAATAGAAGTGCCGGTAACTTGAAGGTTACCGCCAATAGTGACGTTACCACCTACATTGAGAGAAGCTAGATTCGCACCGACTTCGAATGCGACAGATCCGTTTGAGGAGTAGACCTTTTGGTCAGTCAGATTAACCGCAAATTCGCCGGCATCGATATAAGAAGTATTGCCAGAGTTTGTAGTGTTCGGTGTACGACCAGAAATAGTCGTGCGCTTAAACTGAATCTTATTGTTTGCCATGTGGCTCCCCAAAGCAGATATATATCTTGTAAGCCAACTATTTAGTTGACAGTATTATTGTTTTTATTTATAATGGAACTATGATGAAGATTGCTTTTATAGATACACTCGGCCTAACCTATGACGGATCCACTCTCTCAAAGAGAGGACTTGGAGGATCCGAATCGGCCGTAATTCGCATGTCAGAAGAACTTGCCAAAATAGGCTTTGATGTTACAGTCTTTAATGATTGTGTTTCGGATGACTCGCGCGGGGGATTGTATAATGGTGTTAATTATCGCCCTGTAGCTGGCGATTTGATTAATATTGGCAAACTGAATGAAATCTTTACTCTCTCAGACTGGCACACTGGATACGTAACTCACTGCGATCATGGATTCCGTCGTAACTATGATGTTCTAAAGAATCACATCTTCCTGACTCGTAACGGTATTGGCAATATGAATCCAGGTTGGATTGATATTCGTGAGAAAGATCCGAACCTTTTTGTCTTCAATGCATCTGTGACCAAGGGAATGATTCCTCTTGTCAAACAGATCTGGCCAGAAGTTAAGCGCCGTATTCCAGATGCAAAGCTCAAGATTGTCGGTGGCTATTATAAGTTTCGTGAAGCGGCAGGTCCAGACCAGCAACAAAAAGACTGGACTGATCTTATGATGCACTATGGTGGAGACATTGAATTCACCGGTGTAATTACTCAACAAGAGATCTCAGATATCCTACGCAAAGCATCCTACATGATTTACCCTGTAGGTTTCCCAGAGACGTTTGGCATCTCAACACTTGAAGCTCTGGCTCATAATGTACCACTCATCACATGTCAGTTCGGTGCACTTGAAGAGACTGCAATTGATCTGGCATCATGGAAGATCAAGTATCCTGTTGAACCGAACTGGGCAATGCAATGGCTGAACCAGGAACAACAGGTGAATTTGTTTGTTGACAAGGTCGTAGAAGCATATAATACTCCTTATCTGCATCAACAGAAGATGTACGCTTGCAATCAGGTCAAAGACATTTGTACTTGGGATACGGTTGCTCTTCAGTGGAAACAACATCTGTATAAGAAACTTGGTGAATACTTGCCTGTTGATGAGTATCGCAAGGTTACGAAGATCAACAATAAGGTTCGCAAAGTATTCAACCGCCGGTTCTTGAATGCAGAGGAACTCCAACCAGTTAAGATCTCAGATGAAAAATCTATAGCAGTTATTACGCCTGTATATAATGCTGAAGCATACATTGAAAGGTGTATTCGATCTGTAGCCGCGCAAGACTATACTGACTATCACATGTATATTATTGATGATTACTCAACAGATAATACAGTAAAGGTCGCCAGGGAAACCATCAACTCGCTTCCACAATGGCAACGTTGGCACTTTACTGTTTTACAAAATGAAGAGAATCTTGGCGCTGTTGCAAATCACTATGATACGATCAAGCAATTGATAACAGAACAGTATATCATGCTTCTTGATGGTGATGATTCACTTGTCAACGATCCCACTATCTTCCATATGTACAACAACCTTTATCACGAAGATGCTGAGTTTACATACGGATCGTGTTGGTCTATGGCAGACAACATTCCGCTGATTGCTCAGGAATATCCGCCTGAAATTAAGGCAAACAAATTCTATCGTTCATACAGGTTCAATTGGAACATGCCATACACGCACCTGCGTACGTTTAAATCTTCGTTAGTTAAAAACTTGACAAAAGAAGATTTGCAGATTGATGGAAAATGGCCAAGAGCAGGCGGTGATACTTCATTGTTTTATTATTTAATTGAACGAGCAGATCCGAACAAAGTTGTGTGCGTAACAGATATTGTAGTTAACTATAACGATCTGAATCCACTTAATGACTACAAAGTAAATGCAGAAGAACAAAATAAGACTGCAGCAAAAATATTGAATAATTCTCCATTCTTTCCAGGACAGATTGATCTCAGACCGCTATGAAAAAAATCTTAATTGCCATTCCTACTGCTCGTTATATCGAAGCAGAGACCTTTAAGTCGATCTATGACTTGGAAGTTCCTGAAGGATATGAAACAACCTTTCAATACTTCTATGGATACCGAGTAGATCAGGTTCGTAACTTGATTGCAGACTGGGTTGTACGTGATTACGACTATTTGTTCTCGGTCGATCATGACATTACGTTTCCACCAGATACGCTGAAAAAACTCCTTGCTCATGATCAGGATCTGGTTTCTGGTGTGTATCGTCAGAGACTTGAACCACAGATGCTTGAGATCTACGAGCCGTTCGGTACACGTATGACAACCGAAGATCTCTATGCAAAGAACTGGAATCTAGTTGGTATTGGTGGTTGTGGCTTTGGCTGTGTGCTTGTTAAGAAAGAAGTTCTGGCCGGTGTAGGTTATCCACAGTTCGAGTATCATCCTGCTCTCGATCACGGTAATACGATCAGCGAAGATACAGATTTCTGTAAGAAGGCAATCACTAAAGGATTTAAACTTTGGTGTGATCCGTCAGTTCGTTGTGGCCACATCGGTTCTACGACTATGCACGTACAATTGCCAGAAGTCAATCTAGTAGAGGCAAGACTTCGAGAGTTGTCACTGCGAGACGACCAGCCAAAAGATCATGTTGATTATCTCAATGGCATGATGCTAGAAGGCGTAGAGCCAAAGGTGATCTACGATATTGGGGCTTGTGTAATGCACTGGACCAAAGAAGCTAAGAAGATCTGGCCAGATTCAAAGATCGTTATGTTTGATGCAATGAATCATGCAGAGTTTCTTTACAAGGAATCCGGTCTTGATTATTACTGTGATGGTCCAGTCGGAGACTTTACTCGATGGGTAAAGTACTACGAGAATCCAATGGATCCTGCTGGCAACTCAGTCTTTAAGGAAGATACTCAGTTCTTTACTGAGGAACACGCAGTCGATAAGAAGATGAGATCGCTCGACGACATTGCATCAGAAAAAGGCTGGCCGAAGCCAGACCTTGTCAAGATTGATGTGCAGGGTGCAGAGTTACTAATTCTTGTCGGTGGGCAAGAGACACTATCAAAATGTCAAGACATCATTATTGAAATGCAACACCAGGAATACAACCTAGGTGCACCACAAAAAGATGTAGTGATCGAATATCTCGACGAGATGGGATTTGAACTAGTGAGTCAGATCCATATTGGTAACGTGGATGGTGACTATCACTTTAGGCGTCGGTAGAATCTAAATTCTGTTTTGAAGGTTTCTTCTTAAGACGCTCTAATTCTAGTAAAACTTTTTGGTGTTCAGTTTGGAGGCTGGCGTAACTCTTTTCGAGTATCGCCAGCCTTGTTTCATGTAGAACGGTTTTACTTACGGATTCATGTAGATTCATCGTCAATCGATTAATATACTCATTAACAAATTCAGCTTCCATAATATTAGAACGTGCCTCCGTCAAGTGTGCCATAGACTACTGTTGAGCCATTTGACTGTAGAACATAACCATCTGTGCCGACGGCCAAGTTTGTCATGCCATTTGTTGAGTTACCAACTAGAATACCACCAGACGTGAGTGTTGATAACTTGATAGTATTTGCTGCAATCGAAACAGCGATCTCACTGTTTGCTGTAATGCTAAGAGTGCTATTATTTGAAATTAAAGCACCAGAGTTCAGATAAGCTTCAAGAGAAGCAATACCAAAACCAACAGCAGCAGTATTGACTGTCGTTGTTGGCTCAACTTCGAGACCAGTAAAGAGCTTATAGACTCCATCTGATGCATCACGAACAAGACCAGTATAACGTGTGCCACCGTTTGTGAACATACCATAGAAACCAACGTCGACGGTATCTGTACCGTTGCCGTTAGCAACCTTAATCATAGGATCTTCGATTGTAAGGTTGTTTGTATCAATCGTGGTAAGTGTACCAGAAACGGTCAGGTTACCGGAAAGAACAAGATCACCAATCGATAGCGCATTATTGACATGCACACCAGTCGAGTTGACTGTGAGTGTAGAACCGGTTGGGACACTAATTGAATCTGCTGCAACGCTGATACTATTCGAACCAACTACATTGAGAGTCACAGCTCCACCGGTACCACCACCGGTTATACCGTCGCCGGCAATTACCTCAGTAATATCAGCTGTAGTATTTGCCCAGTAAGCAGTTGTGCCGTTCGAGTGAAGTACCTGACCAGCATTACCAATACCACCATTGGCTTCCAGACCTGCGCCAGTAGAAATTGATACTCGTGTAGAGTTAGCAGTAAATCCGGTTACATTCAACGACGCAGTATTTACGTTTGGAACGTAAAGAAGGTTTGTAATCTTGTCAAATGTTAGGTTAGCAGAACCAGCAAGTGAACTACTGTCATTGAACTGAATGCTAGTATTTGCACCGGCAACACCTGGAAGAGGTGTTTCCCAATAGATAGTAGAACCATTCGAAGTCAGACGCTGGCCAGCAGTACCAATACTACCATTTGCATAAACAACTGTCGGTACTAGATTTGCTACGATAATATGATTGATAGCACTTGAACCATTGGCAACAAGTGCCTGATTCGCGGTGAGCACACCGGGATTGAACTTACCAGCAATGGTGAATGACGCACCATTTGAACCGATGAACAGATGGTCACCGTTTGCTGTAAAGGCCAATTCACCATTAGCTAATGACGGAGCGGTGGCTGTATTTAAAGATCTTTTGATCTGAATTAAATTAGCCATTAGTCTTCCTTATTAAAAAGTTCCCCCGTCAATATTCCCGAGGTCTTCGATTGCGAGCGGTCTTACTTCATATTTATCACTTACGGAATTATACACTAGAGTAGCACCTGATGTTACATTCACTTCATCAACATCGCCAAAATCTTCAATGCTACGAATTTCATTAATTTGATTCTTAAGAGTTACTGGTTTAGAGGCGGCAAGAGAGTCACCAGACGTGGTAACTCTTGCAATCATATTTGTATTCTGTATAATTTTAGCTTTGAGAGCCATGATTACCTCGTAACTTGAGGAGTGACTGTCACAATACCTTCAACCAAACGCGAGACTGTATTACTTGAACTTGTCAGTTCACAGTCATAAACATATCTACCAGCAGTTACATTTGCAGATGTAGCAGCATTCATACTCAGTGTTACAGTTCCGTCACCAGCATTAATGGCTACAGTAAAAGCAGTTGATGTAGAAGAAGTGTAGTGCTTGCGCATCTGCGCAGCACCAGTATAACCAGTTAGGTTTACTACATCGCCAGCATCATCGAGCACATCGATGTCTGTGCTGAAATCAGCGCCTTGGTCGATTTGTAGATTTGCCTTAATTGCCATTTATTCTTCCTCAAACTTAACATATCTATTTATAGTGTATAGATCTTTCTCATATTCAATTGTTGACCAGAATTTTTCGTCTAGATCTTCAAGTGTTTTTTTGAATTCTTCATCAAATTGTAGAAACTTGGTTTCTCTTCTTAAAGTTGAAGATATCATAAGCCTTTACCTTAGAAATTTCCAATGTGTCATAATCATAAACAACAGCCCAAAGTCTTCTTTCATTTCTTTCAAGTTCAGGAGGAGCTGGATAGATAAGTCCTTGTTCCTCACAATACTTTTTCACGTCTTCGTGTGTAGAATTAAAATAAACATCCACATGTGGAAGAACATTCTTATTTTGGTCAGATATCAAAGCATAGAATGGTTCAATTTTGCATGGTGGAAGATCAGGTCTTCTCATCGTCTTACCAGCAAACACATACTTTAGCCAGACTTCTTTTGTTACAAGATCATATTTCTTGCCGAACCATCTGTTTAATTTGCATCCATCTGGTAAGAATATGTTATACTCTTCATGATCTTCTTGACTTGGATATTCCCAAGCATACCAACTAACACATCCATTCGAATATGGTGGTCGATAGTTTGATGCGTATCCAATCATATTAGACTTATTTGATTTCAAATAATCAAGTGTAATATCAGGAAACGCATTAAGTAAATCTTCTATAATCGGATCAGCTTCAGGTAACTCTGTGCACCATGCTGTCCGAACTATTTCTTGATCGACCCACAGTTCTTCTTTAAAGTCTTTTAAGAAAAAATCTGAGACTATAAAATCATAACTAAGTTCTGTCATACATTCACAAACCTATATTCTGGTGGTTTGATATTATAGTGAATTGTGTCTTCATCAAAACTAAAAGGAACTTCCTGAATTACAGGTGTGTGTCCATCAAAGTAATAACCAAAGGCTTCAAGATCTACTTTATATCTTTCTGATACAAGATCTATCATTTCATTATCATATTCATTGATATACGACATATTAATATTGAAGCCATTATGTACATTGTGTTTTTCAAATGCTTCTGCATCTGTACCAATTACATCAGCAATAGTAGCAATGGCACTTGTTCTTTCTTCAAATTTAAAGATGTTTGCTTTGATCTTTCCATTTGAATCACAGAAATATCCATACTGCGGTTTTCTATACCATGGAATCGATTCGTCAAATAACCATTTTTTAAATTCTACATCAGTTCCAGTGTCTCTGCAATACAACTTGTGAAGTGTAGATTCGCGAGAGAATGGATTACGAATAAAGCCAAAGATATAATGATTTGAAAAAGATCTGTACTTTATCTCTTCAGCATATATCGAATGTTCTTGTACATAATCATCTACATTACAAAGTCTTCTACCTTCGCAATTTTTTAAAAGATAATCTGTAATACTCGTTCCGGAGGTTCGAGGATTGTGCACAAATGCATAAGCATTCTCACCATCACGTACAATCATATAATTAATCCGCTAATAGTTCAGGCAATGTTCTTCTTAGATCATTCAGAGAAGTAGCTGTTTGAATATCAGGATTCGTTGTGCAGTTTCTAAGAATATTCTTCTTAGCAATAATCTCAGCTTTTAGTTCTTCATCATCGGCTTCAAGAGCAATTTGATACTGAAGATCAAGCTCTTGTAGTTTTGGTTCACGAAGACGACGCATCATGTTCTTCCAGATTTCACGTGCTTTGACCATGTCATAAGCAAAATTATTATCTTCATCTAGTGTAAGAGCACCATAGAAGTAGTTGATGGCAATTCCAGTTTCTGACATTTTTCCGGCAAAACGGAAAGTAAGTTCTGGGTGGTTTACCGCAATTCTTTCTGCTTCAGCATCTACATCGATGGTATCATCAATCATCTGTGTAATACGAATCGAACCGTCTTCGGTTGTCCATACGATGATATTATCTGAAAGAGGTGTTCCTTGTTCTGACATCTTTATACCTTATGCAAACTGTATTGCCATGAAATTGTGAATACCACCTGGGTTTGTCATGAATTGACCGCCAGAGCTATTTGATGTATATTTTGTAAGCACACGACATGTTGTAGTGGTTTGATTTTCAATACCAGTATATACTAATCGTGCGGCGGTGCTTGTGCCTCCAGGTGCTTGCAAGAACGCTTTGTAGTTGGCGTTACTGAAAGTAATACTAAAGTTAACAGTAATATCACCATCACTGTTCCATGTAAGAGACGAAACGTTCTTAACTCCATATGTGTTGTAACTAAAACCAGCTCCTGGCGAATAATACGTACCATAATCATAATAGTAATCGTATCTCAGTGTAGCAACTTGGTCAGCCGAACTTGACCCAGTAAATCCTGTTGGTCCGGTCGGACCAGTTGGTCCTGTAACACCTTGAGCACCTTGTGCGCCTTGTGGACCAGTTGGTCCCGTAGGACCGGCAGGACCTTGAGGACCAGTTGCACCACCAGAGCCAGTATATCCAATTGGTCCTTGCGCACCTTGTGGGCCTGTTGGACCTGTTGGACCGGTTGCACCTTGTGGGCCTTGAGGACCTGTTGATCCAGTAAAGCCAATTGCACCTTGTGGACCAGTTGGGCCTTGCGGGCCAGTTGCACCTTGTGAACCTGTAAATCCAATAGGACCTTGTGGTCCAGTTGCACCTTGTGGTCCTTGAGCGCCCTGGCTACCAGTGAATCCAATTGGACCCTGTGATCCGGTAAAGCCTGTTGCACCACGCGACCCAGTAAATCCGATTGGCCCTTGTGGGCCAGTTGCACCTTGTGGTCCTTGAGCGCCTTGTGATCCGGTAAAACCATTTGTGCCATTTGTACCAGCAGAGCCGGTAAATCCAATTGGTCCCTGTGGACCAGTGGCTCCTTGAGAACCAGTAAAACCAGTAGGTCCTGTCGGACCATTTGTACCATTTGTACCAGCTGAACCAGTAAATCCGATTGGACCCTGTGCGCCTTGAGGACCAACAGAGCCAGTAAATCCAGTATATTTAGACCGGCAGCTCGAGTTGCTGCATTTGTACCACCTTGGCCAATATTTAGAATACCATTAGATATGGCAGATGCATTGACTGTTAGACCAGAGCTATTTGCTACAACACCTGAAAGAGCACGAATATTGATTTGTGTTCCGTTGGCATTCACAACAGAGTTTGAAAGACTTAGATTGTCTGCAGATACCGTGAATGTTCTTGTTGTATTACCAAGTAGGACACCGTTTGCAGTCGGGATTAACTCACCGCTAAGCGATGTGTTACTAAATGTAAGGTTGCCAGCAACGGTTAAATCACCATTTACTGCAAGAGTCTGGCGTACAATCACATGAGCATTGACAGTGACGTTTGCCGTGAACAGCGAATCACCGTTTACTAAAAGACCATTGTCTATTTTAAAATTAGTATTTGCCATGTTAACCTTACTTAATTAGATGAGCTACGACTTTGACAGCCGAGTTTGCAACTGTTTGTACAAGATATAGATTCACATTCGAAGTATCAGCATTTGCAGTAAATGTTCCGAGTGGAGATGCTCCACCATTCGAAGCAACAGTACCATATGTGGTTACGAATGCCGACAAACCACCATCATGAGCAAGGACCAATTCAGAAAGTTGTGTATTACCATTCTTTACCTGAACTTCAAACTTAGCTGATGAGTAAGTTGCTTTCGGGAATCTGTAAACAAGAACAGCGCCAACAGTTGAACCAATGTCAGCGTTTGCAGACACATCAACTACATAGTCTGTTTGGAATGTTGTTGCACCACCAACAGACAGAGAACTTGCTAATGTAGCTGGTCCAGCTACACCAAGAGTGCTAAGTGCATTTGCAGCACCTGTTATGCTTAGTGTATTTGAGAATGTAGCATTACCTGTAACAGCAATGGTATTAGCAAGCGAGGTTGCACCGAGTACTGTCAGAGTACCATCTGTTTCGATTGCTGTTGACGTAATAAATGTATTAACTGAACTGTTACCAACATTGAAACGTGTTGTTGTCAGATTGACGTTAGCACCAACATTGATTGCAGTGGCATTTGCAGTTGTAGCATTTAGAGCACCAAGTGTTGCCAGACCAGTAACACTAATTGTATTTGAGAATGTAGCATTACCAGTTACAGTAATTGTATTTGATAAAGTAACTGCACCAACTACACCGAGTGTGCTAGCAAGATTTGCTGCTCCGGTCACCGCAAGAGTATTTGAAAGAGTGGTATTACCTGTTACCGCCAGTGTATTTGCAAGAGATCCAGCTCCTAGAACTGTAAGTGTTCCATCAGTCTCGATTGCAGTGGAAGTAATAAAGGTATTAACAGATGAGTTACCAACATTAAAGCGCGTTGTTGTCAGATTGACGTTAGCACCAACATTGACAGCAACCGAAGCATTCGCAGTTGTGGTATTCAGTGCTGCATTTAACGAGGCAAGACCTGCAACATCCAGAGTGTTGGCAAGTGTTGAAGCACCAAGTATTGTTAGAGTACCATCTGTTTCGATAGCAGTCGATGTAATAAAAGTATTAACCGAGCTATTGCCAACATTAATACGTGTTGCTGTTAGATTGACATTGGCACCTACATTCACGCCAGAAGAAGCATTGGCAGTTGTGGTATTTAATCCACCAGAAGCATTTGCAAGACCAACGACTGTCAGAGTATTTGAAAGTGATGTTGCACCAAGAACATCGAGTGTTCCGTCTGTATCAATCGCAGTAGAAGTAATCGCTGTATTTACAGATGAGTTACCGATATTGATTCTAGCAGCGGTCAGGTTAACGTTAGCACCAACATTGACTGCGGTTGAAGCATTTGCTGTTGGTGTGTTTAGGTTACCAGCAGCATTTGTTAGACCAGATACAGTTAGAGTATTTGAAAGTGTTGCAGCGCCTGTAACATCAACTGTATTTGATAATGTTGTATTACCAGTTACGATCAACGTATTCGATAGTGTAGCATTACCTGTGACAACAATTGTATTTGAAAACGTGGCGTTACCAGTTACAGCAATGGTGTTAGCAAAGTTAGCATTTGATGTTACATTAGCAGCACCAGAAATTGTCAGGTAGTTGGTTGGTGTAATTACTAGATTAGCAACACCAGCAATTGGTGTAATGTTAGCTGTTGATGTACTATTTGCAATTTGAATGCGGCTAGGTGAAATATTCGTGTTGACAGTACTGCTAGATTGTGTTATAATCAGACTACTGTTTACAAAGGAATTAGCAGATCCTAAGCCAAGGTAAACACCAACTGGATTCAGGTAGCTGTTCGAAGTGCTGTTACCAGCAAGAACACGAATACCAGCGTCCGCGGCAACATAAGCTGTAGCATTTGATGTAATAACTAGGTTAGCAGAATTACCAGTTGCTACGTTACCACCGCGAAGAGCTGTCGATACAGCAACAGTATTTGCGCCAAAAGTACCCCACAGTTGTGATGTGCGGCTAATGGTTGAGTTACCAGTGTTAGCAGTGGTTGTATTTGCAGTAATGATTTCGGTCGAGAAGGCATTCAGCAGCTCGTTAGTCTGAAGTAACCAGACTTCAAAGCTATCAGTAATGATATCAACGTTAGCTACTAATCTTGCCATTAATTATTCCTGTGTATTAACTGCTGCAAAAGATGTTTGATATCACGGAGATCATGTTCTACTTCACTCATTCTCTTGCACAAACTGTTGTTTCTTTTGCTTGCTTCTCTTGCAGCTAAGAACTTCTTATATTCTTCTTCATTGTTATTTATGATAACGCCAGAGTCAGTATCTTTTACATACCCTGGATGATTTGTATCAACTAACATTATGCAGAGACTCCAATCACTTGGATTTGCTCTACCTTCGGAACAACGTGAGTGTTTTCTGAAAGAAGAACTACCTTAATCTGCATTGTGTTATATGTATCAAACTCGGTATAAGAAGAAGTTACGTAGCGAGCAACGTTATCATTAGCAATATTGTTCCATGCAACGTTCTTATACTTCAGCTTGTCAACTCCGACATCACCAATGATGTTTGTATTCGAAACACCCTTAAAGAGTGTAATCGCCGTTGAGTTGGCACTTGAGACTGGGAAGACTTCATGATTATCCGGAGACAGAATGTCGTACACACGAATCAGATCACCAGTCGATAGGGTCGACGATTGATCGGCTGTGGTAGTAATCGAGTTGCTGCTCAGTGTTGTTAGGAAGTTACCAGATAGACCTGCCGAGATCTCAGGGAATTGTGGAAGACCATATGTGTATTCCCACAGATCCTTTGGATCTTCTGTGCTGAAACGATCGGTATTGTTCTTCAGTTCAAGCGGTGTCCATGCCTTATCATCGAAGGCATCTTTGTCAGCTGAATTGTGAAGCTTTGCATAAACTTTAATTTGTGTACCAGCTGGACGGTATCCTGCCAGATAGACAACAACGTCTTCAGCGTACTTGCCTTCGCCAAAAGATATCTTCTTCGAGATATACTTTGATTTAGCCAGACCATTACGGTCAACTTCTGTGTCATAGTCGGCAATACCACCGAGTGTCGCAGTAATAGTATTATTGATATCGTTCTGATAGAAGAAGAAGTCAAGCTCGTTTGTCTTCAAATATGGAACTGAGAATCGATTTGCTTCTGAAACCGATACATTGAATGCCACGTTAACGACAGCCGACTTTCTTTCTGTGCCATAGAGGTTGATATTATCAACTTCAAGTGATCTTGAAAGAATGTATGACTCACGAACCGCGTTGTTGAACTTCAGCAGTTCAAGATTGTTAACAGTTGCCGGCATTGCGTTTGATGAGTTGGCAATGTTGTATGTCATCGAGTAATCAGATGTACTCGGATTACCGATCATGAATGTTGGCTTGAAGTTATCAACTTGGAAACGATCCAGTGAAACAACGTTAGCCGAAGCACCTGATCTTGTACCAATGATACGTGTACCCGTGACAAACTTTACAGTGCTGTTTGCATTCGAGTCAACAAGATAGACTTTCTTCTTTGTGTAATCAGTAAAGTAAACAACACCAACTGGCGGAACTTTAAATCCGATACCAGCTGCACTGAAGCCTGGGAATTTATCAACAGTCATTGCAGTAGTATTAATCACGTTTGTGATTGTCAGAACATCTCTGACAGAACCGTTTGAAACTACAACTTTGTCTTCAATACCTAAGTTGGTGAATGTCGTACCAGAACCTATAACAGTGTTTGATGAAGACAATACTGTGATTGTACCAGTTGCGTTGGCAATGTCTTGGAAACACCATTCACCACCAAGTAGTGCACCTGAAACCGAAGGATCAATTGTAAAGAATTCGTAATCTCTGTTGACAAGTGGAACTGTTACGTTATTCGAAACAAACTGAGCAACCTTTACTCTGAACTTCAGGTCCTTGTTGCTAAACTTATCATAAGTGTTTGAGTTAGTCGCCTTATAAAGGAAACCGTCAAAGCGAGACTGAGATCCTGGTGATGCATTGTTTGTGACGCCGCCTGATCCAATAAGTCTATCACCTTGAACGTTTGTCCAGATGTCATAAGCAGGATCGTTGTACTTGACAACAATACCGTAATACTTACCAGTCTTTACAAGAACCGGGTTTGAGAAGCCAACTACGGTTGGTGTCTGTGCATCATTGCTGACGTTCACAGAATCGTAGTCAATTGCCTTTACCGAATTCACCATCGATGAATTTGGATTCGGATCGCCGTTCTCGACTTCACAAATCCAGACGTTAATACCAGGCTTAAATGCACCACTTACGTTTGCATTCTCTGCAGGCTTTGCCTTAAAGAATAGATCTACGGAAGTCAACATGATTTCAGCCGCGCTTGCAACTGTATCAGGATTTACATAGAATGTTTGGATGTAGTCAAATGTCGACATTAATTCCTCTTAATCTTTTCTTTATTTATTCTCAGCGAAGGCGCTCATTTAGGTTATCCCAGTCAACGAACCTAATATTATTTCTTTCCATAGCATCATTAATATACTGAGAAGTAAAGCCACTTGGAATTTCAACCGTTCCTGGGGCCGGTCTGTCAGAAGTTGAAGCCATTGTGCCCGTAAGTGAAGTATTCAGACCGACTGGTTCAGAAATATTTGCTGGAATACTTGTGTAATACTTCATTCCAATAGAACCAGTTGTCTTTGAGTTTCCGTCATATGATTCAACAATAAACACCTTGGTACCAGCTTTTGCTGCTGCCAATTTGTTTTGTTGTTCAAGATCTGAAGTTGCTTCATTAATACCAGCATCAAAGTAGAAGTCAAAGTTCAGAGTACCATTGGTATCTGTCAAAAGACCACTTGTATTTGTTGTTGATGTTCTTGATTGCGCACACTTCGATGTCTGATCTTCGCCATCAAACATAAACTTGTGATATGTATTTGGCTTCAGACCAGTAATAGCAATAGTGAACTTTTGTGCGTCAGAGATAAAGTCGCCTATTGGAAGCGGACGAAAAATATTACCACCAAAGATGTATTGTGTTGACAGTGTGATAGTGAACTCTGATGGAGATACACCATGAACAACACCATTATAACCAAAGTTTGCTGGGTTCGGTACAACACGAGTTTCACGGGTTACAACGTCTGATGGATAGTATAGTTTGTATCCGAATGTACCAGACTTCGAGCTCTGTAGGAATCCACCGCTCTTTTTGCCCTTGTAAACACGGATCTTATAATAGATGCCGTCATTCGGATTATGTGTCCATAGAAGCTTAAACTGATCTTCGATGAATCCACCCACTGGACCAAACGACTTACGCTCGAGTGAGCCTGAGTGTTCGATCTTTCTGCCGTCGTTCAGGACACGTAGACCCTTTGCAGTGATGTCGGCATTTGTAATCGCCTGTGCACCAGCAGACGTGTAGGTAGTTACATAGTTACCGCCAGCAGTTTGTGACTGGAAGACTTCGAGGGCCATGTTGTTGTCACGGCCGTTGATGTAGAACTCAACCGGTCCAGCAAGGGTGCTGAATGTATAGAAGAATTCTTCAAAGACATTGCCACTGTTGCTATTCGAAGTGCTACGCTGTGACTGAAGTGCAACTGACGTTGTCTGTGTAACAACAGTGACTTCAACTGGACCTTCAACTGCACCGTCTGTTGCATCATTCTGAGATACAATAGTAAACTCATTGAATGGCAGAGTTACAATACCCGTTGTACCGTCTTCTGGCTTGAATTCAAGGTTAAGTTCAGTCAGCTTAGGACCAAGTTGATCTTCCTTGATTGTTGCATAGTACTCAGGATTGCCAAGATCCGAATAGTTGTAATCAGTAAACGGATCAACAAAGAAACCAAAGCGGAAGCGATCATTCAGTGAATCGAGTGACGACGGAATGAATCGTGCTTTTGCCAGAGCTTCAGCAAGAGTAAATGATACGTAGTATTCAAGTGTTTTGATACGATTCTCAAGAGAAGCAATATCAGACATTTTGTATCCCTTGACTTGGATACGCGAACGATCTGTTGCACTAATCAGAGACTTAACCGTATAGTTCTTTATTCTTCTTCCGTATGATTCGTTGGCAACCTTCGTGTCAATAATCTTTGCCATATCAGCTGATAGCGATCCTGGCAGTGATGGATACGGTGGAATTGTCAGAACCTGAAGCGTGATGCTGTTCTGTGGCTCAGGTGGAACTTCATTCAAGAATCCGTTTTTACCAGGACGAACCACGAAATCGCCGTTGCTATCAACAACAACACGATCTGTACGTCCAAGATAGAACTCAATGTTTGCAGTCAGATCTGTGTCTGGTGCAGGGAAGAACTTCTCGGAGGCAGTAAATCTTGCAGATGAACTTGGCTCGGTTGGGTTGATGATTGATGCAGCATTGGCACCAGCAGCAACCGATGAGATGTCAGTAATCAGATTGATTGTGTTTGCCGAACGTGGACGGAAGTCGTATTGATCGCGAAGATCGTAGTATATTCCACCTGTTCCAAGAACCTCTGGAATTTCCATGGTGTGCACATTTGCAGAAGTAACTAGTGCATCGAATCCGAGAGTATCGTCAATTGGATACGAACTGATTGTTTTTACACCAGCATCGCCGCCAGTAAAAACGTCGTACTGAACCAGAAGAACATCATTTGATGAGAGTGTAGTTGCACGTGGCTTTCTGTACAGATAAGAAGTATCTAGATAATCTTCCTTCTGGTTGGTGTCGACATAGAAATCGTTTGTTACATCAAGAGTACCTGATGTATTGCCAGTAAAGAAGATTGGTTGGCCGGTCAGTGTGTGATTCTCTGAGGTTGCAGTTGCAGTCAGAGTCAGGTTAGCGCCACCACGAGTAGAAGCCAGAGCCATACCAGTGCTGTTTGCAAAGACAGCGTAG